CCCTGTGGACCTTGAATTCCCTGGTCGCCTTTGTCGCCCTTCTCACCCTGGATTCCCTGCGGCCCCTGTGGGCCAGTAGACCCCTGCGATGCGAGAAGCGCCCAATTGGTGTCTGTAGGTAATCCGGTCGGTGGCGTATTGGTGTTCGGATTGATGCAGAAGTAAGATGCGCCGTTATATGCAACAGCATCGTCATTCACATAAGCGGTTGATGAACTCCATACACCTTTCCACTCCAGACCTTCAGCACCAACGGGACCCGGTGGTCCTTGTGGTCCAGCTGGGCCCTGTGATCCGGTAGTGCCAGGCATTCCATAAACTCGACCTTTGTAGATAGCCATTGCCAAATCCTCACGATTTCACAACGCACTTACTTCCCTTTGGGCTTCTTCTTCAGAACCTTGTTGGCTGCCGCGTCAATCTTCGCCTTTGCCGATGGAGACAGCTTGCCTTTCTCTTCCATCTGAGTTGCGCGTGCTTTCGCATTGGCGGCGTGAGCTTTATCTGGCATTGGATAGCTACGGGTTCCTGTCATGCCAAATTCTGATTTAGGAATTTTCTTGCGCTTTGCTGCTGTTAGCTTTGCCATGTCACTTCCCCAAAATAAATGTGTCTACGCTTCCGCCAGAGTAACAGTCCATATCAATTGCAACCTGGACAGCTTCGCGAGCATCTTTACCGCACTTCATGGCTGTCCTGGCGATTAGACTCCCTGAGCCGATAGCGTAAGGTTCAACCTGCAATGAGATATTGGCCCGTGTGTCACCCTTATCTTTACTGATTACATAAGCGCGGCCTGGACCGATAACGGCAATTGATGAAAAGTTAAATGTTGGTAGAAATTCTGACGAGTAACTTAATCCATTCGTTAGAAGTTCCTGTAACTCCATCTCTGCGCCGCAATCACCAGAGCAACCAATGGCAAATACTTTGTCGCCATAGATTTCCCATCCAGAGGTAGGCGGCGTGTAAATTTTTTGCTCTGAATGAGAGCAAACGACATCGCCAGTTGACGCTTGGGTATCGGAAGCCAGAATCTTTCCATCCCATGCCACAGTCGTCATGGTTATGCTCCGGTAGTAAACAGGTCTAATGCTTCTTTGGCTTCGCGGATTGCTTTCTCTGCACGATTCAATGCAGTGCCTTCTCCAGCAGCCAGAGTGAGTTGGTCTTTGAATAACTCTAAGTTGAGCTTGCTGCCTGCCACAAATGCAATGGCCTTCTCAGCTGCTGCGGTGTCACTTTGCACCAGGCGGAGAATATCGAGGTTCATCTGCTGTAATTCTGTCAATGCGGTAATCTCTGCCATTGTTGGCTCCAGTTGTTGGGATAAGCCATTATCAAGCGCCCGGATAAAGACGCTTTGTGATGGTCTATTTCACTATTGATGCTGCGTATTCGATAAGATAAAGCTTCGGTGCAATCCAGATCTTCAGGAAATCCATGTTGATTAGAAATGCGCTGGCAATTGCTACCGCTGCAAACGCGACAAGCATCACGATGAAACTTTCTGATAGCTCGTTTTTTTCGTTACGCATAAATCCAGCGCCATCAATCCATTCTTCCCTTTTGTGCTTCAATGACTCGTAGGTTTGCTTTCTGTTTTCTTCAAGTTGCTCTGGAGTAAGAGGTATGAAGTACTGGACACCTTTCTTGTAACCAACCTTAAAGGCCCAGACGCAAGCGACAATCAATGCCAGAGCTATGGCATTAAAAATCACACTCTGGATAAAGTTCCAGATGAGTAGTTGGCTTATCACATCAGGTATTTGTGCTTGGCTAAAACTCACTGCTGAGTCGATTCCCTGACTGGCCTTTTTTACCAAGTCCAAAAGAATTTTCATTGCTTCTTCGCGCATGGCTATGTCCTATAGAGTGCGAGCCTGTTCGCATAGATAAGCCGCCCCGAGAGATAACGGTAAATCTCAGGCTCGCTTCCTATAGGCTCTCGGTTTAAATTACGCTGCGACAGCGTTTTGGTTAGGATGTCTTTCCATCAGTCCGACACTGCAAAGAATCTTTTTTGCCAGGTGGATATGGCGGGAGGTTCATCTTTCAGTGACTGCCAGTGTTTTAACCCCACTTGCTGGCTTGGGTTATGTCTGCTGCTACAGAAACTTTGATGCCCACGCGAATGCGAATCCAAGCATGATGGCGACAATCACCGGAGAGAGGAAAGCCATCCAGTGAATAGCTGCGATCAACTTTTCTTTTCGTGTGAGCTTTGTAGGATATGGGAATTCGAGTACGTCTTTTCGAATGAGTGACAGGCCGTAGAGTGCGGTGATTTCACGCTCTCGTTTCTTCATCGGCGAGACTCTTCAATCTTGCGTAGCGCTGCTTTGTCTTCGTTGCAGTTCTGCACAACCGTAAGCAGCTGCTCGTTCAGCACAATGCTATCTCCATATGTAATCTGCTGAGGTATCTCTGGTGCAGGGCAATCAGCCAGAAGCTGAGCCGGAACCGGTACGTAAACTGTCTGCGTGCTTACGCAGGCTGTCAGTAACGGAAGAAGGAACAAGCTGGCTAGCGCACGGATCTGCTTTAAGCGTTTCTTTGATGTAGACAATGCGCGTCTGGCTGGCGGCGGTGTTTTGCTGCTGTGCATCATTCGTAGCCTTTGCAATGTCGTTGAAGAGGTTAACGGCAGTGATAACGTTATTGGTGACAGACTCAGCTTTATCAGCTCTGTCTTTCTCTGCCTGATACTTGGTGTGATAGTAGGATGCTGACCAGGCGATTCCGCCAATCAGGAAAACGATGAAGGCTGCGATAGTGAGTGCGAAACGGATGCTCATTTCTGGCTCCAGGTGCATACCTGATATTCAACGTCACGCCTGTTAATCAGGCCCTTCCACTCCCGTCCGCCAGCATATACCCAGCGCTTAAGCTCTGCGCATGCTCCAGCGTAATCGCGAGCATTTAGCTTTTTTAGGAGGGTTGAATTGATAGTGGCTGCTGCGCCGACGTTGTATGCAAAAGAGTAGATTGCTGCGCGCTGAGTCTCGGTAGTTGGCACTTTGATATGCGGATCGACTTGTGAAGCTATGCGCTGCATATCATTGCGAGTTAAAGCATCGCACTCTTTGTCTGAGTAATATTTGCCCCAGACAATATCCTTTCCTGTATGGCCATCACAGACGGTAATGACCCCAACGACGTCCTTATATGGGTAATGCTCTCGCCCTTCAAGGCCTGTATTACCTGACACCATCACCGTTGCTATACCAATAGCACCAGTTCCTAGTGCCGCGACAATGCTATTTCGTAGTGCCGGTGACATTGCCATTTAATCGGTCCTCGCGCTCTTTGCGCTTGTAGTACCAATTGACACCAAATGTTCCGATGGTACATGTGATGCCAATAATTACCGCCCAGTCGTTAAGGGAAAGAACGCCACCCATAGTTGTTAGGCCTCCAAACCAGTAACTGAGCCATTCTCTGATTTTATCCATGCGATACATGCTCACCCCACTACATCTGGGGATCTGTTCAAATTAGGAATAAGGATGATGGTCGATTGAACAAATCCAGGATACGTTTATCGGTAACGTGGTTTGTCCGTGACTAATAGCATGGGCAGATCAGGCAGGAGGCTGTTAGCGCAGTCTCTTGCCACCCATCTTCACGAAGCCCAGCCATAGTGCTGGGTTTTCTTTTTTGGGAGCGCACCCACCGTAGCCACAGTGGATAAGGTGAGGGTATTGTCTGTCTGGTATTTGGTGGGTGCGCTTTCAGAAATGTCGTGAGCCGATTAGCTCTTGGATTCAGCTCAGAGATTGAGCCAAATAAAAAAGCCCCGAGCTATTAACTCAGGGCTTTCTTGGCGCCGCTTCATTTCAGCAGCCCCGCTCTTTCGTCTTTGACTGCCGAGCTTACTTAAAATTTACCAGGTCATAATTTTTTTGCAAGTCTTTTCGGATAAATATTATTCATGCGACAAGTTTTGCATTTTCATCCAAGCTCAACTCATTCATTGCTGCATGGTGCATCTTCGCCTCAATTAAACTAATGCACCACCTTACCCTGTCCCGAGACTGAGGCATTGTTAATGCTCCTCTGGTAATACGCTGTATGTACTGAGCTATCGTTTCTATCGCATGCCCGTACACGTAGTAGTTAACCGCTACTTTTGTTAGGACTGTTTTGTTCCCCAATACATTCAGAATCAGGCGATCCATAAACATCCCTTCCTCATCAGTGCATTTATCTGTGTTGCAGTGCTTCAGATTTGCAATGATTTGCGCCAGCTTTTTGATAAGCTCTTCTCCGTTGTAACCTCTCCCGTGAAGACTCTCCATAATCGTCACGATTCCATCAGAGGTTATTGCCCCTTTGCCAGATACTGACTCCATGAATCTTGCGATAGGACTGATTTGAGATTTTTCACTCATACCGTCATATGCCCAGCGCCCCCACGCATTCAGCATATGAGAAATCCACACCCGATTTTCTGGTAAAAGCCTTGGTTTAAACCCGAGGTCTTTTGCTCGCTTGATTGTTGCCAAAAGAGCGAGTTGATCATCAGGAAGGTCATGTTTCGTCTTCACATCACAGAAGAACTCTTCATCTGTCTTGCGAAGAAATTCATTGGCTACTTTTCCGGCCTCGGCTTTTTCCAGATACTCGCCGAGATAGAAGCGCTGCCCAAATCTCCAAATTTGAACCCTCCATTTTCCATTAGCTCTATTTTGGCTAACGCAACGAAGCCCTGACTTATTGTCTTTCCTCAGACGCTGGTTATGAGTGTTCTGTTCCGCTGTTGCTTCGCGAAGATTCCTGATGCTGTTGTCTGATGGATTCCCGTTGATATGGTCTATCTGGTCTTTAGGCCATTTACCGTGGTAGTAGAACCAGGCCAGTCTATGAGCTGCGTACTTCTTCCCTCTGAAGCAAACGTGAATGTACCCGTTATCACCAATGATGCAGCGAATTCTAATTCCTGTATGATCTCTGGATGAGAAATTCCCGGTTTCTGGGTTGTAGTAAAGCGCTTCTCTTGCCTTCGCTAACTCCAACTTCTCTTCAGTATCGAGATTAATATCTTTGGTGGTTATCATTAGGCTGCCTCCGGGCCCGTTGGCTTGTTCAACCCCAACCTGTTCACCAATTCCCGGCGCTGATGCAGAAGATAAACCATCAACTGCTCCATCTGCCCAATCTGAGAGTCGATCGCCTTAAGTTGGCGCTCGTCTATTTCACGCTGAATCCTGGCTTCATTGATGTTAGTCACGCTCATAAATGCCTCTCCCGCCTTGATGAATCATGAGAACGCCGTTAACGATGGCGTGGTTCTGTCCTTTCAAATCCCGGCTGTATTTCTGAACCGTTCCCCTGTCGCAAGATAAACGCCGGGATACTTCTGTCTGATTGCCGTGTGTGGCCACGAGCATTTGAGGGATGGTTTGCACTGTGAAATTCATGCGGCCTCCAGTTCGGTTATTTTGATTCCTACCCTGCCGCCAGAAACCTTCTCACCCCGAATCACGCGAATGTCATCAAATTGCTCATCGTCCTCCGCAAATCCTGCGTGGATGAGAGAATCGAGTAGGCTTTTTAGGATGTTGTCCAGGTCTCTACGCCGGGAATCTGGCATGTCGGCGATGACTTTTATTCTGAGGCGTGATTTGGTGAAAATGTCGAGCTGGAGGTGGTGGATGATTTGCTGGACTTCTTTACGATACTGCTGCCCTTTCTTGCTGATGTAGTATTGGCTTCCTCTTCGTCGCCAGTAGCTGTTGACGCTAGGCGGGTATGGAAGCACAAATTGATATTCATTCATGTCTTGATCTTCCCCTCCTTGCGAAGAATGTCCTGAGTGCGCATAACGCCTTCAAGGTGGTAGAGCTTTGCAAACTCGTTATCGATGTTGTGCGTTCTGCGGTCGACTTCATCGTGGCAACTGCTGCATGCCCACGCAGCCAGAAGGTCATCAGGCTTAATTCCTGTTCCGCACAATCCCGCCATCCTGTAATGCGCTAGGATGGTGGTTTCTGTGTTGTGGTTGCAGACGCCGTAAATTCGTACTTGGCACTCTCTTCCTCTCGCCTCTTTACGCAGATTCGCCATCTTCGTCCTCGCACATGTTTGAATTCGGATCTGACATCATCTCCGCGCAGCAGCTCTCGCACACGTGAACCTCCAGAGGATGCAAATCACCTCCGCAGTTAGCGCATGTAAGTGCTCTCTGTATGCTTGATGATTGATATTTGTATATGTCGTCAGGAGTTAGCATTGGCTTTGTCCTGCATCATGAGGAAGACAATCATTGCGGCGCGGAGTGGGTTGTTGTCATAGCACGACTTCATCGCTTCGTTGCTAAGCGCATAAGGCTTGAACTCACCGCATTTCCATTCATGCCACTCAATATTTATCTTGCTTCCAGTAATAATCGGCCATGCGTCTGCCGGGTTGTTGCAGTAGTCGACTGCCTTGGTTGCGTAGCCAGTATTTTCATTCCACTCAACACCAACCAATGAAGTGCCACGCTTGGCGATATCACATTCATCAGGTGAAAACCCGATACAAATAGCCACGCGCTTATTTATTTCAAAATCTGATAACTGTGAATAGTCCATTAGTGCAGCCTCGCTGTTTCTGTTTCGTCAGGGTCGGTGAGTTGAATAATCATGTCGGTATCTTCGAACTGGTAGAGATATGCTTCAGCCTCTTTGCCTTCCAGCCTTCCTTGCACATATCCGCATAGCCAACTCATCATCATTTGGATAGAGTCAACGCCGTCACCTTCCATGTCCTCCAGTAGGTCAGCGAGTCTGTCTGCGTAATCGTCATCTAGGTTCATTGCCAAATCCTCTGTTGGTATCGCCTGTCCACTCTCGGCTCGTTCCGGTACTCAGGCAAAAGTGCAGCGACATTCCACAAGCGCGGGTCTGCACTTAGAGTTCGTTGAGTTTTGACATTGCGGGAGTGGTACTGATTGATGAGGTTTGTTGCTTCTTCGGTGGATAGATTTAGGTGGTGGAACCATGTGAGCCTTGCCACACATCCTCCTTTGTCTCTGGCAGTGGAAATCCGCCTACAGGAGACCTTTCGCATCTGATACACCAACGGTGCCAGTAAGGTTGACCCGGGCGAAATCGATAATCGTCTTTTCGTTCTCCGCATCGGTAGCAATGTTTCATGCTGCATCTCCGAATCTGGCTTTCCACTCCAGAGCCAATCTGGCTTCGTCTGACCACTTCACATCTCGCTCAGCGCCGAATGCCTGAATGAGCTCCAGAAGCTCTGCAAACTCACCGACTCGCATCTTGCTTGTTGACTGGCCCAGCACCACGAATCCGTTTCCAGCGAGATTAGGAACAACATCTTGCTGCTTTAACGCTGCGGTGAAGATGCACTTCCAGCTTTCAGCATCAAGCCATCGTCCATGCCATTCAACCTGACGCGAGACATCACCAAGGCAGGCCCATAACTTCCTGTTTTGGTCTATGCTGCGGTTGCGTTCCTGGATGGTTACGATGATTGGCTTAGTTGGGTCTGGAAGGATTTGCTGAACTGCGTTTACGGCGTTTTGTTGATGGATGCGGCTTCTTATTTCAAACGTTAGTTTCCTCATGGCGAATCCTCATGATGCCAATTTTCATTGATACCCACATGATGGTTAGGACTAGCAGGGTCGAAACGCATTTAGACCCTGGAATAACGTCAGGTACATAACCAAAGTGAATGAAGTTAACCACCTTGCTGTCGTTCTTCCTGGTCGTATGCCAAAGCTCTGTTGATAGACCTAGCCCAAGCGTCAATCGACCAATTAGCCAATATTTGTCGAAGGTCATGATTACTCCTTCACCTTAAGTCCGGCTGCGCGGATGGCATTCTCAGAAGCGTCAATTGCGCTGTTGAATACTCCTTGATGGATTGAATGCTCTGCTTTTCTCATGGGAAGCTTAACCTCAATTGAAATGCGAGATGCCTGCCATGCCCACCATGCAACCTGCATATCCCAAGCCATGTACTCGCCATCACCGTTTTTGCAGACTCGATAATCAATGAGGTCGCCGTACTTTTGCTTAATCGCGCTTTCAAACTGCTTTCTTGATTCGTCCATATTCCTCTCCATCACTCGGCCCTCGTTACATAGGAGTGATTTTTCCAGCGGTTCTGAGCAGCACTTAATTCTCTGTGTATCCCATAGAAATGAGTTGGAAAGAATGTCGTACCTGATGGTGCATATCTAACAGTCAGTCGATTGGTCAACCTGATGCGCTGTCCAGGTTGTGCGAATAGAAATTTAGCTTTGCGGTTATTCATCATTCCTCTCCATCCAGCTATGTGCCGGGGTGTTAGCGGCCACGGTTTTCTGTATAAAGCGTGTCGCAGATTTTTTGGTATTCCTTCTGGAACCAATCGCGGTTGTCGTTGTAATTTCTACCTATAGCTTTAATTTTTTCACAGGCTAGACTGGTTGCTGCGTTGATTAGTGCCACCTGAACATCAACTGGAAGCTCAGGGAATTTAGGTCCGCTCATCCTCACTTCTCACTCTTCAGCCAATAAAAAAGGGCCACCATTGCTGATAAGCCCGTCACACTGCCAACTGCAGTTGCATGTTAAATCTATCCATCACCTCGCAATACTCAAGAGAGCCAGGGCTGTTGTGTTGCTCAATGCGTTCAACCATCAGTGATGCTCTTGTTTCTTTTGATGCAGGAGCATATGCACCCTTCCATGCAGTGAAAGCACCATTATCTAAAGCGAATGACTGGCAATACTCTGATGCCAGATTAATTTGTCCTGGATGCGCGAATGAGATAAATGCATGTCTTCCTTTCCATGCTTTGAGTGCGCACGTGTCAGGTGTTATTGGGCCTCCGTGATAATGGATCACAACAACCTCCGCGCATAAAAAAGGCCTGTGATTGTTATCATCAGGCCCGTTAGTAACTCGATGATGTAGGGTGTCATACATCAGCTCCTTTTGCGTATCGCTTACCACGTGCAGGCGGTTGGTTCTGCATCGTGCATTTCCCGCGTGCCTCATCCTGATCGCATCCGACAAAGTGACCATTGCGGAATTGCTGGTAGACTGTACCGAGTGAGCCGAACCGGTTCTTCGTCACGATGATTTCAGCGAATGGCGCAGCTGGACTATTCTCGTCATACACCACCTCACGATAGAGCATGATGATGCAGTCAGCGTCCTGCTCAATACTTCCAGAATCTCGCAGGTCTGCGTTGGTTGGGCGCTTGTTAGGCCGCTTCTCAACGTCGCGGGAAAGTTGGCTTAGCGAGATGACTGGTGTCTTAAGGTCTTTCGCCATCGCCTTCAGACTTCCTGATATGTGAGCAATCGCCAGGTCGTTACGGTCTGCTTTGGGCTTCTCGATGAGCCCGAGGTAGTCAGCCATGATTAACGAGAGGTGGGGATTATCCTGCTTGTGCCGTTCAGCGATTGAGCGTATCTGCTCCACTGACAGGCGGGAAGCGTCAACAACCCACACATCCAACTCAGCCAGACGTTTCATTCCTTCAGCGAGCCGCCCCCATCCCTCATCATCCATGCGCGTTGGGTTACGCAAAACGCTCACCGACATCATGCCAGCTCCGGCAATGCTTCGTTCGGCAATCTGAAGAGCACTCATTTCCATGGAGAAAATTAACACGCCGCGTTTCTGATGAGAGTTTGGAATAGTGCGCGATGCAACCCCTTCCGCAATTTTCAGCGCCAACTCCGTTTTACCCATACCCGGGCGAGCGGCAACAATAATCAGGTCTTCGGCGTTCATGCCTCCGGTGATTGCGTCAAGTTCATCAATCCCGGTCTTCAGCGTGTCCGACTCTTCTCCGTTGCACAGGCGCTTATTAAGCGTGTCCGTGTAATCGTTGATGATGTCGCCAAGGTGAACGGGCTTAATTTCGTTGCGTGGCTTCCTGATGGCTGACAGGCGCTTTACGAGCTCATCCATTGCCTGACCAGAAGCGTCGATAGTTCCGCTATGGATTGGCTCGCGCATCTCGTCAATCAGCTGAAGAACCAGGCGGCGATGATAGTTGTCCGCAACCATTCCGGCGTAGCCAGTCAGATTTGCTGCGCTAGGGCACGAGCGTGCGGTCATCATCACATCGGTAGCATGCTCATTGCCGCATTCCTCAGAGACCATGAGAACGTCAATCAGGTTGCGATTTCGAGCCTGTTTGCGGATTACCTCAAAGGCTTTCCGGTAAAGCGGGATCGAGAATGCTTCAGGCTCAAGAGTTGCCAGTACGTCACCAGCTGCAGGTGTTAATCCACCCAGGAGAAGACCGCCGATCACACTGGCTTCAATATCCTGTCTCATAGCGTTCCCTCACGAATTGCGGTTAAAACCTTTGGCTGAAGCAGGTAGTCAAACGTGGCTGTCCACCCACGGTCGTTATCTCCGAAATGGAATGGCCTGGCAGCGGTCATGAACGCCTTCACGTATGCCCGGTAGCCGTCGATGTTTTTGGTAGCGAGAGAGTCGATTAGTTTTTTGAGCTTGCGCTGCCGTTCCGCATTGGCCTCGACAGCATGGGGAAGTCTGTCACCCACGATTTCGTTGTAGGCTTCAAGGTACTCTTCGTAGTTGATGCGAACTGCTTTTCGTCTTGCAGGTTTAACCGGTTCTCGGTCATCGCAAGATGACAATGTGTTTTCTTTTCTTTCTTTCTTTTGAGTAGTTTCTTTTGTGGTTAGCAGATTCTGCAAAGGTGCGTTAGCAGGTTCCGCTAATGTTTTCTTAGCAGGTTCCGCTAATGTTAAGCACTTTCCGTTATTCTTTGTTTGCCACTCAGAAATGGTTGTGTTGATGCCTATTTTCCGCCCTTCCTGAACTAGCACCTTCTTCCTGATTAGGTTGTTTTTAGCTGTTGAGCAATGCGTGTAATGCTTGAGGATCATCTCACCTAATTGTTCGTTGCTAATCCAGTCCATCTTCTTGCTGAAGCCATATGTTTTGCGCCATACAGCCATCACGATGCAAAGCTCAGTCTCTGCTAGACCAGAACTCATTGTTGCTTCAAGCAGTTCGTTGGCTAAACGAGTAAAGCCTTCTTCAAGCTGCGCCACTTTTGGCTCCACGGCCTCCAGCGGTGGCCTGTAGTCGGATAGTTGCTTAACGACGCCCATTCTTCACTCCTGCTTTGGCTAGTCTGTAAACGCCAATAAGACGCTCTGCGAACGCCTTGTTATTGGCTGCTGTATTCACTAATCCTTCAGGTGAATCAGGGTGTCGAATCTCTTCTTTGTCCTGGAACTTTTTACGCTTACGCATTAAAATATCTCCTGTAGGTTGCTGTTGACGTAACACAGTCTGCTAAGCCCCGAACGAGTTACCGCTCGCTTGGGGTTTTTCTTTTGTGATTCCTTCCAGAGCATGTCTGAATGCCCTACTGATTGGGCTGATGTCAGAATCCATCCCAAACGCACACAGGACCGCCGCTATAAAGCGCCAGTCTGTACGGCTTATCTTTGACTCATGACACCCGACCATCTTTGCCAGGCCGCGCTGAGTGATTGTGGAGAGATTGATGAGTAAGTCTGTCTCCGCCCGGTCAATGTCTCGTTGAGACGGCTTGCTGTTACTTGCGTGTTCCATTTGTAATACTTCCTTTTAGTTAATAGATAGTTAACTCAATCAAAGTTGAGTTTGAGTTGAGCTACACAAGCGGCGTAGCGAGACAAGACTGTTAAAGAGCGGTGTTACTTAAGCAGCTTTTGCTTTGGTAGCTTTCCGAATCGGCGGGAAAGCAATTGCTTCTTTGGTCACTGGTTTCGGGAAACGAAAGTTGAGTGACGCGTTGGCGATGTCGCTAGCCTTCTTTGAAGAGGCTCCGCGATATCCATATGCCAGTTGGTCCAGGTTCCCAGGAGTGGTATTGGCAAGGGTCGCCAACTTTTCCCAATCCTCTTTGGAAGCCTGTTTCCGCCAGCGCAACAGATCGTTCATCTGTTCAAAGTTAGTTACGTTGGTTTCCATATGTGCTCCCGTTGCTAATGCACAATCAAATATTAGCTTCATGCTAAATTTAAATCAAGCAAGACTTTAGCTTTGCGCATATTTATCGCCGTGCTAAAAAGTGGGATTATTTAAGCATGGACATAAAAGACATCCGGCGGGCCAATCTCCGCTACCAGCAGAACGTCGCACTCAAAAGCGGCATGTCAAAAGCAGACTTTGCAGATAAGGTCGGATCCTCCGCATCCACAATCAGCCAAATACTCGGGGCTAACGCCGTCAGGAATCTGGGCGATGAACTTGCCAGAAAGATTGAGGAAAACCTTGGTCTTGAGTATGGGTGGTTAGATCAACAACATAATGAGGTTGCAGTAGATACAGGATCTCATGAGGCCAGGATAATTGGTGATATTGAGCCGTGGGACAGCAAGACGGCTCTTGATGAGGATGAGATAGAGGTTCCGTTCCTTAAAGAGGTACAACTAGCAGCTGGAGCGGGTAGCGTTTTCCGAGAAGACCATAATGGATTTAAGTTGAGATTCGCAAAATCTACCCTTCGAAAGCTGAACGTTCAGTTTGATAATGCTGTATGCGTAGAAGTGATCGGCAACAGCATGGAGCCCGTACTTCCTAATGGCTCTACTGTCGGCGTAGATACCGGCTGTAAACACATTAAAGACGGTAAGATGTACGCCATAGACTACGGCGACCTGCTCCGGGTTAAGCTACTTTACGCAATGCCTGGAGGGATGCTCAGAATCCGCAGCTATAACAGCGATGAGCACCCAGAAGAGATCAAGCCAGCAGACGAAATCAGGGTTATAGGCCGCGTCTTCTGGTCATCCGTAACATACTAAGCACTACCTAACTTCAAATTTAACCCGCTTCGGCGGGTTTTTTATTGCCTTTTACACCCTCGCTAAATTTTAACGCTAAATTATTTTCCCATTCAATTCATCAATTTAGCATTTCACGCTAATTTTTTAGCACATAACACTTGCTATGAATTTAGCTCAATGCTAATTTTAAGCCATCAGCAGGACGCTGGCAGCGACAAGGAACAGAGTCGCAGGCTCTTTAACAGAACAGGATTCTCCCGCCTCTTGTGGGAGCCAGAGTGAGTGCTCTGGGATGTGGTGAATGGTTCATGGATGGGAATATGTCGCACGTGAAGCGGCGAGGCATTACGCAGAAGCTGAATGGAGTAGGCAGACGTAATGTCGAAACGGGTCCCCAACCAACCACATCACCAAAGCACTTATCTGGAGGTAAACATGACAACCATCATCGTTAAACCCGCTCGTGAAAACTCAAAGTCTCGTCGCTATCGTCAGCGCGGTGAGCACATGAGAGCACTCAAAGCTGAGTGCGATGCAGATCGCCACTTCGCGAAACGCATAGATAAAGCCTTCAAGAAGCTGAGTGAAGGTTGCAGTGAGTCGGTAGCACGAGCCACTTCGCTCGGAGGTCTGCGCGACACAGATTCAAACGGCAGCTGCTGCTTGCCAGATGTGGCTAAGTTTGCGGCTGGCCATCGGAATAACAAACAGGTTACGGCGAGGTGAGGTATGGACAGATTCTCGAAATTTAATGCGCTTGCAAGTATTGAATCATATTACCTGCCACGCCCTCATGAGGTGTGTCTTGGAAAATGTCAGGATGCCTTCGAAAGAGCTAAACAAGAAACATTAGAAAACCTGAAAAAGAAAATATCGGATATCGAAGAAATTACGTTTAGTGATTTCACTAACAGAAAGAGCGCCGCATAGTCGGCCTTCTTTTGGCAGCAAGCCACAGAGGTGAATATGAATTACACGCCAGGTCCATGGATGTGGTGGACAAGTAACAGCTTCCTGCGATTAAGCAGCCAAGCAACCGGGAAGGATGGTGATGTTATCGACTCATTCAAGATGAGTGATGGCGCAACATCTGTATCGGTAAAAGTTCCAGATATGCACCTGATAGCAGCGGCTCCGGATTTGCTCGAGTCACTTCAGTGGGCGATGAAGCAAATTGGTGGTTACCACAACAGAACAAAATCTAACGGCATTTACTGCGACGCTGTAGATAGAGCTAATGCAGCCATTGCTAAGGCTCTTGGGGAGGAGTGATGAAAAGAAGCGCTGCATACGATGTGATTTACCGTCAAAGCGAAAGTTTTGATAAACAAAACTCCATATCCGCAATACAGGCAGCGGAATCACTTCATGAACTTGCAACCAAACAACCAAGCCTGCGTGATTACTTCGCTGCGATGGCGATGCAGTCACTTATTGCACGCGGAGGAGTCTTTGAAGGCACAGAAGTTAAGGCATACGAAATAGCAGACGCAATGCTCAAAGCTCGCGAATAAGCACCTTATCGGCTTTCACTGAGAGTCGATAGTGAGTTTATTCAATAGGCGTAATCTCCCCGCCAAAAACGATGATAGGGAGTCAGATATTGGAGGGTGTATGTGACAGCATCGCTGGCGAGCTACGCATGAAACAAATCATCCCTTGATGTCTATTTGCCCTCCACTGTGAGGGCATTTTTTTAACTGTATATCAATAGCGCTTCATTCGAGGCGTTTTCGCTATGCCAATTAACCAAGGAGAACGCCATGCAATTAGCCATTGCAGGGTGGCCTATTGCTGGTCACTCAGAATCACTACTCGACACCATTACCCGTCGCTTACGGAACATTGGTAAGTGGCTTAAAGACACACTTTCTCAGCCAGGAGTGCCTCGTCATGACTATCGTACCTGTTAACGGAACAATCCTTGTCCAGCAAGGAAACAAGCAGTTTAACAAGCTATATGAGAAGGCCTTTCCGGATACCAAGGAAGGCTGCAGTGATGCGTTCAAGTGGGCGGCAGGAATTGCGCTTGGATGGGATGAATGGCAGGACGAAGATTGGGGTAAACACCATGCTGCATGATTTTGATGATGAAGAATTTATCGCGCTAATTTCTCCAGAGATTGAGGAAGAAGTGGAGCAACAAATCAACCTTGCCGCTGAACGAAGTAATCAGCAGATCACCTGGCAAGAGCTTGCAGGAAACTTTAACTAAGAGATATGACCATGAAATTCGAAAAAGCCATGAGAAAGAAAGCCAGACTTCGGTTGGCACTTACCGGGCCAAGTGGTTCAGGGAAAACATACAGCGCACTGCTGGTAGCAAAAGGAATTGGCGGAAAGATTGCCTTCATAGACACAGAAAAAGGAAGTGCATCGCTCTACTCTGACATTGCTGAGTTTGATGTTTTGGAATTGGATCCGCCATTCTCCCCTGAACGCTTCATCGAGGCGATTAAGTCCGCAGAAGATGCGGGTTACGACACCTTAGTTCTGGATAGCATCACTCATGAATGGGGTGGTGTAGGTGGCTGCCTAGAGTTGGTCGACACCATCGCTAAAACTAAATATCGCGGTAACAGTTGGTCAGCATGGAGCGAGATTAACCCACGTCATCGACTGTTCCTGGACGCCATTCTGCGCTCTCCAATGCATATCATCGCCACAATGCGCAGTAAGACGGAGACGGCGCAAGTCGAAGAGAACGGACGTAAGAAGGTAGCCAAGCTTGGCATGAAGTCAGAGCAACGCGACGGAGTTGAATATGAGTTCACCACCGTTCTCGATATTGGACATGAGACGCATCACGCCATCGCCAGTAAAGACCGTACAAAGCTCTTCTCTAATGCGGACCCGGTAATTCTCAGCGAAGACACTGGTAAGCAACTTCTTAACTGGCTGGAATCTGGCGTCAACCCTCACGAAGAAACGCTGAAGTCATTCGTTGATATGGCGTCCAATGCGCAAAGCATGGATGAGCTTAAGCCACTATTCGAAGAGGCCTGGAGAACACTTCGCGGAACTGAATACCAGGTTAAAGCGAAAGAGGTTTACGACAGCAGGAAGTCTGAATTCCCTCACTCAGAAGCCGCTTAAATTTCTGGCGGTGACAAGCAGGTCATCACATGAAACCAGAAACAATCCTGAACATTCTGCGCAGTGATGCGCGGAATAACATCACTGTATTTCACCGCTCACAAACTGCGTCCGGGGCTCTTAGTCATACGGCGGGAATCACTCTCAACTACCACGAGCCCTATTACGAAGGGTGGGCACCTGCTCTGGAAATGCGAGAGACATTCATAGGAGCCGCCGAGTTGTCACAAATTAAAGAACACCTTACCGAAGAGCCTTGGGGAAATGGGAGTATAGGCGGAGCCATTTATCGACTGAAGGACACGCCATGTACCTGACGCCATGGGAAGCATGGGAGGAAGATTTTCTTCGTGAAGTGGCTGGAAAAATGTCGACATCCGAAATAATGGAGAAGCTAGAAAGAAGCGCAAAATCAATCCAGAACAAGGCTTCACGATTGCGTGTGAGCCTTCTTCCTGAGCCAGTTAGGCCGTGGACTGATTACGAGCGCTCTCTCATCAACACACTCCCGCCAGAACAAATAGCAGAAATCACCAGCCGGTCAGTATTCGCTGTCCGGGCCATGAGATACAAACTCTCACGAGGCTAATCATGATGAACCATACCTACAATCCCGATATCACCCCGGGAGATTTAACCGTGCGCCAAAGAGTAAAGCCAATGCCATCACGTCAGGAGTTAATCAAGCGCTGCTCATTCCCAAGCGTGAACGATAACAAATTCCTGACAGCGTGGTTAAACCAGAGGGCGAAGAAATGAGCGCGAAACATAACTTGGAGCAGTGGATAGCTCAATTGGATTATGACGACACCTGCGATATTAGCGATAGACAGGTTTCTGATTTGATTCGTAACTACGCCGCACTTGAAGCCAGATGCGATGCGCTGGCTGCGGAGAATGTGGGGCTGAAGTCGGCTATCCAGACTCATAGCGAGTCGACTCACTTCTGTCAGGTATGCGGTAAAGGCGACTCGTGCAGCACAGATGATGTTTGCTATGCGCTGAAAGAAAGTCCGGAAACGGACAAATTCGTTGCCGAGATACGTAACGAGGCTGGCGCCCGCGCTGTTGAACTATTCGCCAAGACACTTGGAAGCCCTTACACGGAAAAGGGTGAGAAATTCTACGAAGATGGTTTCACAAGGGCAATGGAGGTAGTGAGGGACATCCAAGCCCCAAGGTTTGCTCAGAAGCTGCGGGAGGTGGGCCAATGAGCAGAAGGATAAGGCTTTCCGACGCCCAGGTTTATACGCTGCGGCGGATGTATAACAAAACCCGATTCTTTATGCGTGGAGACATGGAGCGTGGTGAACAGGACAGAGGTTCACGCCGTGTTAACTGCCCGTCTCTTCCGATGCTGTTCAGAGAAGGGTTTGTTGATTGGTGCAACCCGAGATGCAAAAAATTCGGCTCTTTGTTTTACAGCGTGACTCTTACACCAGATGGTGTTTCAGCGGCCATCGCAGCACAAACAAGAAAGGAGCGTGCAGCATGAGCAACGGATTCCCTAAATGGTGGAAGCATGGCCAGAAAGTCAAAACCCGACGCGACGGCGTGCTTACGCTGAATGTCGCTCCTGATTGCGAATACTGGCTCACCAACGATGAAGGCAAAGAGGTTTATGTATTCCCGGCTGACATTATCGGCCCGGCCAGTGACGAGAGTGAAGGAGCAACAGCATGAACACTTCACAACTGACGCCAGAACAGATTGCAGAGCTGCGTACCCGGATTGGACGCGCAATTGAGTTCAAGTCCGAAAGAATTTACGTGGAAACAGCACTGGTGAGTTCCCTACTGGATGCGCTGGCGCGCGAAAACAACGCGAACCTCAATCTGATGGATGCAGTGGTTGCCAGAGATAATCGCATAGCTGACCAGGAGCGTGAAATTGACAGCCTGGCTACCGTAGCTGGTCGCAATACCACACAGGTTAAAGAGTTGACCGCTCGAGCAGAATCAGCAGAGCAGGCGCTGCTGCTGGAGAGGCAGAAAGAAACCGTCTCACAGTTCAATGCGGTTGAGCTTAAAGAACTACTCACCTGGCATCCAACTGAAAGAAGCGCAGCAGTAGATCCACTGCTCTTGGCGGCCATGCGCAACAAGCTAATTTTCGCCGCCAAGGACTGCACCGATGATGGCATCAGCCTACAGAAGGGAGATGATTGATATGGCAGACTTCAGTTCAACTAATCGTGATGCATCTCTTCCGGAGTGGACAGAGCAACTAGAGTGCATTGTGGAGACGCATAGCCAGCCATTCGATATTACCGAAAGTGAAATCGAAGAAGCTTATGCGGCTGGTAAGCGCGTTGATAACTTCTTTTACGAGCAATGGGCGGATTATTAACCATGACCAAAATCACCAAAGAATCACTCGAAGCCAAAATTAAACGCCTGGAGTCACTTGGGAATGCTGAATACGGACTCGGTAAGACCATCAACGAAGAATACCAGCTCGAAGCGTATCGCATGCTTCTGGCATCAATGGGCAGCGCGCAGGAGCCTGTCGGATTCTATCGAAAAGGTAGCGATGGGTATTATTTTGCCAGTCCGACAGAGCAGCGACCCGGAACCATCCCGCTCTACGCCGCCCCGCATCAAGCGCCGGAAGTGCCGGGGGCAATAAGCACCAGAGAAGCAATTGCGCGCATGGAAAATCACGAACCTACCGATTCAATAAACGTTGCGTACAAACACGGCTGGAACGCCTGCCGCGCTGCCATGCTTCAGTCTGAACATGTTAATCGTGATGAGTTGCTGGATGGGTGTTCGTGCCATTCCTGCCGACCAGTGACCATCTATGATATGCGGATGGTCGTCTGTCCTGACTGCGGCAATAAGCGCTGTCCAAAAGCAAATGACCACAGGAATGCTTGCACGGGTAGTAACGAACCAGGCCAAGATGGTAGCGCGTATCCGGCAGCACCGCAGCAGGAGTGATTATGTCAGCGCAATCATTGTCATATCAATGGAGAACAGATCATACAAAGCAAGAGGTGCTAGTTACATACGAGTGGCATGCTCTGTACTTTGAAAGCATATTTTGCCATGAATTGGCCGCGTCTTTTAGGAAGTTAGCTTCGATGGTTGCAGAAGCACCGCAGCCGGAGGTGAAATGATGGATGCTTTTGCAAAGTATGACGTCATTGATTGGCTGATTATGCTTCAGGTAATTCTTATCTGGCTCTACATGGCTTACAGAACTGGTCAATGGATTGTTGGCGTTATGCTTAAGCGCGGGTGGCGTTGGTGGAATCGAAAGGATAAAAAATCGCTGGCAATGGACGCGTTTTATGATGCTTTCTCCCTTGGCGATATTCAACCTGGAAAGGGTATTTGCATCACAACCGAAAGCGGGATGAAGGTAACTATCATCAAGCCAAAGTTGGAGAGCTACTAATGGCTAAATCCGCAGCTGAACGCAAATAACAAACCTCGCAATAGCGGGGTTTTCTTTTATGGAGATAGATGATGATTCTCGTAATTATCGCAACTTATCTTTGTCGGCGAGGACATATTGATGAATCGGTTTACGCAGTTATCGCGATGTTCGGCCTTATTGAAATACTTATTGAGATTGCACTTATTGCATCAATTTTAGGAAATTAACCATGGAATCACACAGCCTCACACTCGATGAGGCCTGTGCATTTCTCAAAATATCCAGACCCACCGCTACTAACTGGATTCGCACAGGCCGCCTTCAGGCAACACGTAAAGACCCTTCCAAACCTAAATCCCCATACCTCACCACTCGACAGGCCTGCATTGCGGCTCTTAACTCACCGTTGCATACTGTCGACGTGAGCGCGGGTGATGCACACAAAGAGGATCGCAAATGTCCATCTTCCGCAGAGGTGAAATATGGTACGCCTCGTACTCGCTCCCGGGCGGGAGCAGAATTAAGGAATCTCTTGGTACAGCGGACAAACGGCAAGCGCAAGAGTTGCACGACAAACGGAAAGCTGAACTCTGGCGAGTAGACAGATTAGGTGATTTCCCGGATGTAACTTTTGAAGAAGCCTGCCTGCGCTGGTTGGAGGAGAAAGCAGATAAGAAGTCGCTCGATACTGACAAAGGCCGGATGGGATTCTGGCTTGAGCATTTCGAAGGTATGAGGCTGAAGGATATTACGGAAGCAAAAATATATGCGGCCGTAAGCAGGATGCAGAACAGGAAGGCGAAAGAGATATGGCTGCAGCAGTCAGATGCAGCAAAGAGGAAAGGAGTAGAGCCGCCAGTCTACCAGGCCAAACCTGTCACCACCTCAACCAAAGCTAAGCACCTTGCAATGATGAAAGCGCTTTTGAGAGCAGCGGAACGTGACTGGAAGTGGCTGGAAAAAGCACCGGTAATCAAGATTCCAACTGTTCGGAATAAGCGCGTTCGGTGGCTTGAGCATGACGAGGCGAAGCGACTTATTGATGAGTGTCCGGAGCCGCTGAAATCTGTTGTTAAGTTTGCGCTGGCAACAGGACTTAGGCGCTCGAACATCATCAATCTGGAATGGCAGCAAATCGACATGCAGCGTCGTGTGGCCTGGGTTAACCCGGAGGACAGTAAATCGAACCGCGCTATTGGCGTAGCGCTGAATGATACTGCCTGCAAGACACTTCGCGATCAGATTGGCAATCATCATAAATGGGTGTTTGTCCACACGAAAGCATGGCACAGGCCTGACGGTTCATTAACACCGGAAGTGAGGAAGATGCGCGTTGATGACCAGAGAGCATGGAATTCAGCGTGCCGGAGAGCGGGCATTGAAGACTTCCGCTTTCACGACCTGAGGCACACATGGGCCAGTTGGTTAATTCAGTCAGGAGTTCCGCTATCTGTTTTACAGGAAATGGGTGGTTGGGAGTCGATAGAAATGGTGCGTCGGTATGCCCACCTTGCACCAAATCATCTGACTGAACATGCACGCCAGATTGACTCGATTTTTAACGAAGATGTCCCAAATATGTCCCACGAGGAAAAATCAGCACTTGGAGGAAGTTGATAAGTCATTGATTCATAATGGCACGCCCTACAGGATTCGAACCTGTGACCTACGGCTTAGAAGTTCCTGGAACTACCTGAGCTAACAACAACTTACCGCATCAATACGGCGCTCACACTTCCCAGCTTGCGAAAACATGTAAAGCCTTGCAAACCGATGCAAAGCTTTACATGTCCCAAATCTGTCTCACAGATTAGCTTGCGATCTGATGTTTGACTGGTCATTCATGGATGATAGACTCGTTCTGTCGGCAAGTTCTCTGGGAAAGATATGCTGAGAGGCCCGGTAAGTTGGTGTGATGCTTGGTTGCTTGCTGAGCGTTGATTCATTAATTATTACTAATTTGTTTAATACTTAATCTCACAATCAGAAAGGGATGGCAATGCCAAAGAATAATAACATTCAAGCACTAAGAGGAATTGCTATCCTGCTTGTTTTGTTTGCTCACCTTGGATTCCTGTGTGGAAACAAGCAAAGTTATCTTGCCGTGAAGAGCTTTATCAATGCGTCTACTGGTGTAGATTTGTTCTTCATTATTTCAGGGTATCTGATGGGAGTTACATTTATAGGCAAGACAAAGGTAATAACATTAGAAACATCACTTTCTTTTTATAAAAAAAGAGCAAACAGATTACTTGCAACATGTCTATTTTGGTCTTTATTTATACTTGCATTCTATAATGTGTGGATTGAATTGAAGGCATTCCATACTTTCCAGAAAGTGCTTGAAGTAGCATTGAGCGGCATGACATTTACGGGAAATATTTACAGCATGACCGGGGAGCATATTTTTACATATCTCTGGTCTGTTGGGATTGAAATGCAGTTCTACATTGCACTACCTTTTCTTTTGTACTTTTCAAAGAATCAAAGATGGTATGGTGTATTCTTTGCTCTAATTTTAATTTCTGCCATACCATGGGATCTAAAAACCTATTGGATGACAAGGGTAAATGGATTGCTTATAGGTGTGCTGTTGTGGTTTATTGTTACAAGCGATGGCTTCATAAATGCAAAGAAAAAGATTGCAAATATTAATATAAACATTGCCTTTCTTCTTTCTGTGGCAGTGATAATGTCTGGATGTCTGCTATCTTACAAATTCATACTCTTTGGTTCTATTGGATATACTGTCACATCATTGTTTATGGCATTTTCTTTTTTAATGCTTACGCTCAACAATAAAAATGTGAACTCTTTAATATCTAAACCATTAGAATTTTTTGGTACAATATCCTTCTCACTTTATATGTGTCATATCCCGATTTGGATTCTGGTAAAAAAATACCTTGTATTCGTAGGTGTTCATAATACATATCAGATTACCGTTATCGGCTTAACCTCTGCAATATTGCTATCTTATTTCAGCTATCGGTGTATTGAACAAATAAAGATTATAAAATAATGCATTGATAATTCTCTGATGTAAACACATGGCGAGAATTAATCTCGCCTTGTTGTTCACTACACTAATTGCCCAAAGTTGTTCCATACCGAACCGCTATATCGCTTTCCTGCATAGGTTGCGGAGCTTGATTGATTCCAGATTACGTCTCCCGCTCCCCATATTGATGTTCCTATGATCGCATCATCTCCCGCCTTGCTGGTCACACCAAAGATTACTCCCTTTTGGAAGTTTGCCGTATTTAGCATTCGATTTTGATTGCTTGCAGGGGTGTGCGGAACACCTGACAAATCTGAGTCAGAAATAAAGCATGTATCCCTTACAACTGTTGGCGTGTTAGTGGGATGAACCCTGACTCCAAAGTTCAGATTATTAAGAGATGCTCCTCCGGTAGCGACAACCCTAAGCCTGTGATGTTGCACGGTGCCAGGCTGAAAAACTCCATTATAGAACGGCTTAATGTACTGGACTATTCCCCTATCTCCGCTCCCGCCCATTGTTATAGGGAGATTAAATTGAATGTTTACATCCAGGTTATCAAACTCTCCAATTGATAATCCGTTATGGCAATGTGAACCCCTTAATATTACTTGTCCATTGGTAGATCTAACCACTTGCTGATTCAAGGCATCTTCGCATGAAAGCTCACCAACTCGCTCGAATCTCATTACAGTCAGATCAATTTTATAGTTTGTTAAGCATGTTGCCATAAATCCGCAACTTTTGAAGTTTGAGTACGGGTTATTTGATGGGCTTCTACTCACACCACGAATATCTATCTCACGAGCATACTGAAGAATCACTCCATATCTGACGCTGTCGTTAGGGATGATTTGTGTGCATTCTATGTTTGCTATTACTCCGCGAATATTTACATCGACAGAGTCGGCACCGTTCACCTTTCCTGCCAGACTAAATCCTCCAGACCATCCAGCGCCATCGGATATCCAAGACGGAACTACGAGATCGTAGCATGATTGCCAGTAAACATTAGGCTCTACATCTAATCCGCCTGGCTGCTTGCCAATACTCGTCGCACCGGATGGAGTTCCATTTCCATGTTGCGAACTCATTCCTGAGATTTCGCAACCCTTGTATGCAATCAAGGAAATGGCGTTTCTACCATCGAAAGAGCTATTTACACTATTAACTCTTAATGTGAGTCTTGTTGGGAAGTTGTTGGCTGCAATTGGATCTACAGATGGCTCTGAAGGAGCATTTGCCTTGTGATGGTTAACATAAATACCATCACCTCGGCTTTCCATAAAGTTGAGAGTAAGATTATTGTCAATGCCGCCATACATACCAATACTATGTATTTGCTCACTGTATATTTTAGATGAGCGGTTTCCATCCACGTTGATCTGGCCGCACAGTCTTGTGCATCCATTTAAATAAATGGCAAAGCAAGCACTTCCCGTAACGTTTGTCGGTGCATTTACAGGAACTGAGCCATCTCCATAAAACTTCAACCATCCGCGAAAATCAAACTGAAGGCCTTTATGTGCAGAATTTAAAACCAGACCAACTACGCTTGCGAAAAATGATTCTTTGATATGAGCCTTGGCGTGATAATCTGCACAACTATCAAGCCATAACTGAACCTTCACCGTCTCGTTTGTACCATCCCCATTAATCCCAAACTGCTCACAATCATATGACATCCCTGTTAAAGTCCATCCGGCCCCTGTAGCGTCGAAGAACTTGTATTCGTTCCCAGTCGATGGCGTCCCTGACGTTCCGTTTCTAATATAGATACTAGAGCCTGCCCCAATCACATGATGGCCGCGAGTCATAATTCCTTTAGAATGACCTGCGTCTGCATTTAACGCATCTGCGAAGAAGTCCACTACATAAATAGAGCCACCGATGTAGGTAGAGCCATTTTCTTGCGCGAGGTCGCTTCTAAACTGGTCAGGGTCATACTTGAGAATGTCAGGGTAATAGAACTGCTGCACATTATTGGCATCATAGACAGCCATGCTATGATTCTGGACGGTCACGAATTTTGAGATTTGACCGTTGTATACAGGGTAACCGCCTGCGTTAATCACAATTGGCTGAGAAACAGGAACGTGACTACCGTCTTCATTTTCAAGATAGACTTGAATCTGGTTTGCCGGATTCACAGGGTCGGTATCAACTTGGCCAATATAGATTTTGCCATTGGCATTTGCCTTAAAAGAACGAGCAAGGGTAAACAGCTGGCTCGGCATACTCACTACAACATTAGCGGTGATGTCTGACATTTACTGTGCTCCGGGCGCAGCAAAGCCGCACAAGATAAACTTGCGCAGCATTGCATTAAGGTCAGTTATAATTAGGTAAAGGGGGATTTATGAATCGAGACTTGCTTAATATCGCGTTCTATATCTTTGGGTTTTGCACCTTCCTGGCAACCAAACACTTATTCTGGTGATGGCTTAGAGCCCTCGGCGATTGTTGTTGCCGCTTTGGTCGCCTGATTAAGTGCTTTCTCAAAAGCCGTAGATCCGCGCGGAGTGTTTGCCATGCGTAACATTGCATTGCGGAAAGGCGCGCTTTCATAGGCTCGTGACAGCAGACCATAGCTTACTGCTGCGCCAGTGGTTACTGGATTGGATGCCGTTCCATATCCAATGATAAACGGAATGGTTTGCTGTCCTGTTGGGGTCGTTACGCCTGCTTTAGCGGCTTGCTGAGTAGACTGCAGGTAGTTAGTTAGCCCTTTCAGATACGCTGCATCCTGCCCCTTGAAGGTTATTCCTGTCTGGTTCGACATCTGATTAACCTGACGCAGAAACTGGTCAGGAGAACCATTTGAGCGCTCCATAGCCTTACCAATAATTCCGTTACGCATCTGGGCACGGCCGACATTACCAACAGAGTTATAAAGATTCTGAACTTCTGACTTGTTCTTGCTGAACAGCATGTTGTTCACTACCTCTGGCGTCAGATCACCTTTCATCAGCACATTCTTGAGGCGAGTATTCTTAATCTTGTCTGCTTCACTAGCGTAAACAGCATTCGCCTGTTTGTACTTTCCAAGCGCTTCAGCACCTAGGTTTTGCGAGATGGCATTGTCTATGTCACCAGTCATGGCGTTATAAACGCGCTGAACGGCGGCATTGGAGCGGTCAGGCATAACCATGCGCTCACCTTTCACATCCTGCCTGAACTGGCTTCTAAGATTGCTCAGACGTTGGAGGTCCATATTCATTGGTCCGTTATTTCCAACGCTGGAAGTCAGCTCATCCTTATATGCCTGAAGCTTTCCAATCGTGTCAGAATCTGCAACCCTTCCTAGCCCCTGAAGCTTTGAAATCTCTTCATCAATCTGTTGGATTGCTCGACTTGGCTGGATGCTCACGCCATTCATGGCGTCCTGCACTTTCTGGAGGCGATTTCCTGCAGCCTGTTTAACTCCAGCAGTTTTAGCCTTTGCGCTCCCAACCAGGATAGATGGGTCATACTCACCAAAGCGGCTAGCAAAATCATCTACTAACTGGCTGCGCGCTTCCTGTTGATTGGCACGCATACGGCTTGTTCCAGCCAGAGGGATATTCTCAGCTGTGGACTGAGCCATCTTTCCGGTGCGCGAGGATGGAGGAAGTACATCAGTTGTATGAAGTGGAACGCCTTCTTGCTCAGCGAATCGAATAGCCTGCTGAGCTTCTGGAGATATTGCGCCTTTGACGCCACGATAAGCCGCACCAACTCCCTTGCCAACAACATTTGCCGCTCCACCAATAGCTGCGTTCAATGCCGCGTTCTGCGCTGCGTTTTGCGCAAAATCGCCCTGCTGATTTGCAGCTTCTGACAAAGATCCGGCAATCATATTTCCACCGATACCGAGGCCAGGGGTAAGATAGTTACCAATGGTCTCACCAACCTGAGCGTATTTGTCAGTAGGACGGTCTATAGGGCGATAAACATCATCGAGCACCTTAGGGCCACCAACCGCCTGACTTACTGCGTTAATCGTGCTAGCTCCTGCCTGTAGAGCGTCAAATGGGATGTTCACCAGACCGCGCCCAGCCTGCTCTAGAATCTGACCAGCACTCTGACCACCAGTTAGCCAATCTCCTGCGCGCTGCGTCAGTGATTTATCTTCCTGCGGCTGTTCCTGCTGAGTTTGTTGAGATTGCTCAACGGGATAAGCGCTGTAGAAAGCCTGCTTCGCTTGTGCAGCATCCTGACCTGCTTGCGGGGCTACAACTTCATTGAAGTATTGCTCCTGAGCTTGCGCTTTCTGCTCTGGAGGTAGAGCCTGATATTGCTGGGATGCAATAACGTCTTTCCATGCCTTGGCCATTAATCACCCCATAGAGAAGAGAAGCCTGCGCTTTGTTGCGGTTGCTGTTGAGATTGCTGAACTGGACGGGATTGTGACCCGCGGTTACCGACATCTACGTTGTACTGCTGGTTGTAGTTGTTGGTGTACTCGCTAATGTCTCGGATTGACTGCTGCATTGCGTCAGGGCTTGAGTAATCAACCTGGGGCATGCCCTGGAAATACATCTTCGCTTCTGCAACAGTGTTGATACCACTTGCGCCCATATCACGAGCAGCTGCAACGCCCTGGTTTTGCATCTTCCCCTGAACGCGCTGAGCAGCGTTGTATAGTTGTCTCTGGTCTTTGCCATTCATTCGGCTGCGAACATCTGCTCCTAGCGCTGGGGAACCAGAGCCACCTGTAACACCTGTCATAAAGTCCAGGTCTGATGCGTCGGCATTGACAATGGCATCAATGTCTTTCTTCATCGCGTAGTTCTGTGCATTGGTCGCAGATGTGCCAGGAGCTGCGATTGCACTGGCAGGAACTCGGACCATGTTCCCGGCATTATCGATGCCTTCATAGAAGGCATTTTGTCCAGCGCCATGAAGCTTACCGCCCACAGTTACGGTTCGGCCGTCAGCTAATTGCACCTGCCGATCACCATTACCAACATTCGCCGCTCCAGCGCGTTGCGATGCCATGTCCTGACCGCGTCTCGCTGTGGCTGCAGACATATCCTGTCCGCGCATCGTAATGTTCTGCCCGCGTGCTTGAAGGCCTTCCCCTGCTCGATTACTTCGCTCGGTTTCATCAAGCCGCTGCTGAGCTTGCTGCACATCGTATTGCTTGTCGATTGGCATAGTAGCCATGCGAGTAGCATTAAGCAGGCTGTTGAACTGCTGAGGATTGGTTTGGTAAATCTGCCATGCCTGGTCAGGACTCATGCCAAGACTTGCCAGCGCAGGAGCATTTTGAGCGAGTGACTGCTGAATCTGCTGTGGATTTCCGCTGGCAGATGCAACGGATAGGTTGTTAAGCGCTCCGTTTACAAATGCAGCATGTGCAGCGTCCTGGATGCCAATCTCCTGCTGGATGTTCTGAGCGTATTCTGGAAACTGGCGGCGCAGTTCAGGCAGTTGGTCGGGAGTTGCTGTGGCGATAGCATTGTAGAATTGGTCACGGCGCTGGTTTTCCTGCATCTGCTGCTGATTTTGCATCTTCTGGCCAATAAGTTGCTGCTGGCCTAGTTGGTTCTGAGTTTCCTGTAATGCCTCGCGGCGGAAATCGGGGATCATGTCGTAATAGTTAATTGGGCCACCAAGGCCCTGCAAACCTTGCATCGCCATTAGAACATTGCTCCCATCATTGCTCCGCCAGCATTGGTAAACATGCCAGTGAACTGGTTAACGTCAGATGCCACGCCATTACCCATAGAGCTGTTAGCGCTCGCTGCAACCTGATATGGAAGAGCAGCAAGTCCGGCTTTAATCTGCCCCTTCTGCTGATACATGCCAGCCATGTTGTTACCCTGACCAATCGCATAGTTTCCTAATGCGTTTGCTGACTCAGCCCCCATACCCGCAAGCCCCATGAGTTGTGAGTACATGTTCAGCTGCTGATTCGTCATGTCGTTGAGGTAGTTCTGACCTAACTGAGGGGCGATTGATGCAAGTTGATTGGATGTTGCGGTAGAGCCAAGTCCGCCAGTGGCCTCCGCACCTTGTAGGCTCTGGTATCTGGCCTGATTTGCGAGTTGGTTATATTCTGAGCTTTTGAAGTAGTCAGAAAGGAGCTTGTTGCGGTCAATCGGTTTTCCTGCAAGAGCCTGCAATCCAGCCAGGGCTGATTGTCCAGCCTGCTCATACGGTGAGACCCAATCCACAGCATTCGCATAGCCTTCTTTGGCCTGCCTCATGGCCTTGTCCTGGTATTCCTGCTGAGTCTTGCCAGCTTTATGTGCGCCAATACCACCGACGATTCCAGAAACCGCGTTAGTAGCTCCGCTAATTGCACCGCCCATGATATTCTCCTGGCTCTCGCCACATAATTAAAAAGGAGCTTTCGCCCCCGTTTACTGTTATTAGTGTTTCAGTGGTCAAATCCCCGAAACCCATTCGCCTGGCGTAGTTGCATATCTTCGGTCTGTCAGGAAGGATTACCGCTCGCAACTTTCTCATTCCGAACGCTGAAAGGAATGCTGCCCCGGCATCTCGACAATCTCTCCATCGCCTCTTATTCATAGCCAAGTGAACGTCAGAGAATTTGCCTTGATTAACGACAGCGAAGACGCAGCAACCATCCCACAAGAAGTATTCAGCGCCAGGGTCTGACCATGATTCAACGCCCCACAGCTTCATCAATGATGATCCTGTGATTGTGTCTATCTTCATCATGCGTTTATCAGCCCATGACCTGAAGTTGCCCCTAATGCCGTTTGCAAGGCCACAGCTAGTTGCCTTACTTCCTGTAACCCTGTTGCAATGGCCTGAACCTGTGATTGTGAGTAGGTGGTTCCTACTGTGTAGGTTGTGCTACCGTTGATTCCTGCTTTAGACGCTGTACCGGTTGATGCAGTCCATCCAGTACTCCTTGCCCCAACGACCTGATTTCCTGACACCTTGTAGGAGACAGACACGTTCTCGCTTCCGAGAACCTGAAGCTTGTCTGTTGTAGGGGTTGGGATGTTGCCAACCAACAAAGAACCACCGGATGATTGAATTGACTGATTTGTTGATGCGCCTTTTGAAACGTAATCATCCTGGATTGCGACAATATCTGCCTGTATATCGATAACTTCGTCTAGCAGGTAATCAACGTCACTTCGAAGAACAATTATTTGCCCTTCAGCAGTTGTCAGCCTTACTTCAAGAATGCTTATGGCATTGGTATTGGCTGTAATCCTGGATTCGTGATCTGCTAACTCGACATCTTGCTCATCGTTCCTTATTTGTGCGTCATATGCTCCCTGTCCTGCCTCATTGGCCTTATTGGCAACGTTTCCTACGTCTGTTCCATTGGCGATAACATAGAGGATATAGGATTGTGAGAACACATTGCGAGGTAGCACTGAAGAATCAAGGCGCGTCGCCTGAATAATTACAGGAGTGTTTAGATTTGGATCTGCCATTATTCAAACCTCACCTGACACCCGGACAATGTAACCGGTGACTTAGTGATGACTCGAAGCTTGAACCCGACATTCTTTCTGATGCGGCCAATACGTTTCCATATTACACGCTTGTCGTAAACGAATGGTTTGTTCTGCTCAATCATCTGCTCGCGGCCGTAGTTGATGCCGTCAGTGGTTGCGGATAAGAAGAGTCGGTCTGCGTACTGAGCTACTCCAGTGGAAGATTCAACCTCAAGGTCGAATACTCTCACGTTGTCAGCCTTGAAAAGTGGCGTAAACAGCAGGTGCTCTTGCTGCTTTTCATACTGGCTGCTGATATCGAACTGCAGTGAACCAGTAACCGAATCGATTTTGTCACCACAAGTGATCTGATTCCCTTCGTACATGAAATCTATTGCACGGTAAACTTCATCATACAGCCCGGTTTTCAGTATCGCCCATTGAGCCCCGGCTTGGCTTGCAGCGCCATCGTAGACAAGCACATGTCTTTCCAGGTGAATTATCAGCAACTCATGAGAGTCAAAACGCAGAGACTCCATCACACCAGATGCCAATTCGTCAGCTGTATAAGAACGGATGATTTTCTCGATACTAGACGTGGCAATCGGTGTAGCCTGTCCTGAGCCAATGACATATACCGATGGTGCGCCATTAGCTGGATGGCTGATGAATGCGTACGAATCGAGATACGGCGTCTTGCAATAAGTGCCAGCAATTCCCTTTTGAACCATCAATGATGGTTGGGCAACATACAGAGCTGCGCCTGCTGTGGTTGCGCCAGTCAGTGAGAAATACTCAATTGTCGAACTGCCGAAACAGACCACAAAATCTCGCCATGAACCGATACCAATAATCCCATCAGGCTGTGATTCGGCACGGTATTCTGCGGCATATCTATCAGGGTGTGATTCGTCTTCAAGGTCAGAAATGAACCATGAATCAGTGCCATCCTTTGACCATACATAACGCGCACGTGAGCGAGTAATATCCCGAGCTGAGCCAAGGTCGTATTGGGTGTAGGTGCTATCGGCAGGCCAGTTTGTTATGGTCTTTACCGTTCCGTCATATCGGTACTCTGTTATTGTCCCGTTTGCACATACGGCCTGAGAAGTTCGCCCATATGCAAGCGATATCCTTCCCACACCAACCACGTCGCCATACTCAACTTCACCATTGTAGAGTTTTGAGCCGGCGACCCTGTAAACAGAGTTCTGAGCTGTGTTGTACTGCACGCCACGAGAAACTCCGTTTACATCTGAACGCTTAGTTATGCCTGGGAATGATCGCAGGTATCCGTTGCTGTTGAGGATTTCTTTTGGCGTGGCCAGCATGTTCACTGGAAGATAGTCGATGTAGTCAGCGTTCTTGAAGTACTTGCCGACTCCTTTCATCAGAGGGAGTTGAACTGTTGGCATTATTCACTCCCGTTATCGCACGATTCCTTGCGGTGGAAGAAGTACCACCCGTTTTCTGTTGCCAGACGGTTTCCGCTGCCAATTGGCATGCGATTTGGATAGCCTGACTTGCATCTTGCTGTCTTAGCGCGTGACATCGCAGAAAGGCGTACAAGGGCCTCTTTCCCGTATCTGGCAGTCGTGACAAGTTTCGCGTTTGCATCCATACCGTAATCTGGAGCTATACGACAAGCGAGATTAAGAATCACAGCGTTAAGCGCATTGTTCTTCATCCCATGGGCGTCGCCAGGGTCTGCTGGCGTATCATCAGCAGCAAAGACATAGCCAACATCGATGCCAGGAGAATCATCACCACCAAGCCACTCAGCCATCATCATTTCAAGGTCGTTTACCGCGTCCTCTACTGACTGCGGCTCAACGTCTGTCAATGTGGCATCTGAGGCGACGCCCAACTTCCGCAATGCAGCGAGAACAAGATCGCCTTTGGTTGTGAGGTTCATCTTCTACCCCTTTGGTTTTGGCCCTGGCTTCTTACGCTCTTTCACTTCTGGCTCTGGCTCTGGCTCTGGCTCTGGCTCTGGCTCTGGCTCTGGCTCTGCATTATCAATCAACAACTCATCTGGATGTGCAAGCCATCCATCATCGAGATAATCATGGAGCTCGTCGGAGCTGATGATTGCGAAGTCATAACCGACACCTTTCCACTGCTTTGCGCTACCGTGGCGAAATACCATCTGTGACATGTCTATCTCCAAAAAAGAAAGGGGCCGAAGCCCCTGTTTGCTTATGGCGCAGTCTGATTAGGAAGACCGACACCAATTGCTTCTGGTCGTACGGCGCACGCTGCATACCACACAGCAATACGACACTTGGCAGTGAAGGTGCTGATATCACCCTGCATTGCCATGATGCCGTTAATGCCAACACCTGGGATGGTAAACGTCTGCGTCTTCATGCCAGCGAACAACTGGTGAGTTGTCGGGATTGGCTGAGACAGCAGGCGAATAGAATCATCAGCCCAGAACACGTTAGCCGTGGTGGTTGCGATGTTCAGCAGGTTGATTGGCATAGCTGCAGCCAGTGAAGTATTCACGTTGGCATAAGCCTTTTCTTCTGGAAGAAGAGCGGTGTCATCCAGAGCAATTGGCTTCGGCGTGATCTCGATGTGAGTGGCATCAATAACGCGAGTTACAGAGAAAGTGGCGTCATCAGTCAGCACGTTTTTCGCCATCTGAGACAGGAATTTAACGCCAGTGAAACTGATTTTGTCGCCACGCTTCAGACCTGTAGAGGAAGATACGGTGACGGTAGCAACTCGGTTATCAACGTTCTCGCGGTTACCATCAGCATCAGCCACCCAGGCCTGAGGTTTGAACTTCTGCGCGCCTGAAACAGTGATGCCAGTAGCTGTAGAAGCAACCACGGTTGGTAGTTTAGGGGAACGAAGAACCTCATCAAACCCAGCCACTTGGCGCTGAATGGTTCCGTCACGATATGCTTGTTCAGGAATCTGACCAAAGATGTCCTTGTTAACCAGATCGCGTCCTGACTTGCGATAGTCTTCTGGGTTGAAGAAGTAGCTGATGCCCATATCGCGATTCAGCTCTCGGGAGAACATGATTCGCTCAGCATCTGAGACAAAATCCCAACCATTCAGGCCAGTAGCTGGACCAATGGAGCGCGCATCATGCACAACCAAAGATCCCATGTCAGTTGCTTGCTTGGCGATGGTGGTTTCAATGTTGTTTGCCAACTTCTTGCCAGATGCCTGGACACGGCGACGCCATGTGCGTTCATCACGGATGTCATCAGCACGGACCTGGAAGAAGTCGTTATCCGGATCGCCCATGTTGCACTTAACGGACAATTCCAGCAGACCTGTCGCTTTGTTGGTAAGGTCCCAGCCAGTCTGGGTTGGCGCTTCCTGCTCAACAGGCATCCAAACAGTGTTGTTTGAACGCTGCATGGAGTCGGCTGGCGGGGTGTAGGTTGAAGTTTTACCTGCCATAGGGGTCAGGTTTTGTACGGTGTTGATTACTTCGTCGATAGCGTAGGTAATCAGTTGACCTTCGTTAAGAGACATTAGTGTGATCCTTTATTCAATTGCGCCTTCAGCTTGCGATATGTCTCTACATCACCTTTATCAGCTGCCGCCTTCATCTGCTTTTCGAGTGCTGACATTTGGGCTGCAACCGCCTGCCCCTGGAGTGGTTCATCAGGGTTTGGGGCTTCTGAGACTTGCGTGCTGCGAGGCTTGAGAGTTAAACGTTCAGATAGTCGAGTGAGTTCAATCAATGCTTGCTGGCCGTTCATGCTCATTAACTGGCGCGTCTTTTCAGGATTTGCGCCGAGGTGGTAGATGAGCGCTGCAGATTTCTCAGGGAAGAGAGACATAATATCGGCGCCTACCTGTGGCGGAACGAGGGACATGAAAACGTCCTCTTTCGCCTGGTAGTCAGGGATATTTAGCTTTTCTGCAGAGTCGTAATGTTTACGGGCAGCATCGACGTAATGCGCTGACTGCTGGGTGTACTCCTGAGTTTTGCGCCCTTGCTCGGCTACCGCATTGCTACGAGCGTCTTGTGCTTTGATAAGCCACTCGTTGTTAGCCTGCGTGAATGCAGCCTGAGCTCGATTACTATCCCAGCCGTATTTCTCCATTGCTTCATCAGAGAAGAAGTCATTGAAGGACGGCTGAGCGGGTAATTCAGGATTCACCCGTAAGTTCTCCGGCAGTTCTCCGCGCTGTACTGCTGCTGATGCTTGCTCAAGTTCGCGTTGACGCTTGCGATCAAGACGCATCTGCGCAAAGTGCGCGTTCGTGGCCGGGTCTTGTTTTGGCTTGCTCTCATCGTCTTTCAGTACAATCTCAAAGCCTGCTCCCTGACCTGTTGCGTCGTTGGCATTAGACGAGGTATCGACAGTGGATGCCGCCACGTTATCGACGGGCAGGGGTTGGCCTTCAGTGACCTGAATTTCGGTGGTGTCTGACATGATTAACTCTCTCTTATTGAGGATTCTCGGCTACGCCGCCGGAAGGATTTTGATTCATTGATTGCATGAAACCTGCAAGGTCCATGCGTTGGGAATGTGTTTGGTCTGCTCCTTTGAGAAGCAGCTCAGCATTGGCGCGAGCGTCATCACTGCGATTCTGCTGGAATGAACCCATCATTTTTAAGAAGTCCCGGAAAGCAGCTTTCTTATCAAGGTCCATGCTGTTAAATATCTCTGCAATCTTCGCAGAGTTAAGTTGGTTCTGGCCTTCGACTTTCGCCGCGTCGACCTGAATCTGCATCTGCTGGTTCTGAGCTTTAAGCAATTCAGCCTGACCTTGAAGCAGAACACCTTGCGCCGCAATATCTTCTGATGAAGGCTTCTGAGGTTGCTGTTGCGCTTGTTGAACCATCTGAATCTCTTCAGGCGTTTCAGGTTTCTTCAGGCCCATCATTACGAGTTGCTTGTTGGCGTACTCGCGCATCATCTCAACACCCTGCCCATCAAGAAGAGTGAAGTACTGCAGCATCAGCATCTGAAACTCTGGAGTTCCTTGCGGGACTTTTGTCAGCAATTCCTGAATCTCTGCGCGGTTCTGCTCCTTCATGCTCTGGAATGATGGCCCTACGTCCGTATAACACTCATAGCGACCACGAATGTCGTTAAGCGTTACAACGTTTCCAGTCTGGTAGTCGACGACCTGAGAGAGGATTTGAACATCTTTCTCACTACCGTCTGGCAATGTCATTGTGACGCTGCGAGGAACGTCATAGATGTCATTCACCATCGACTGGTAAATCTCACCATCTCGGCGCATTGCGGTTGCAAGGTTGTCCTGGAATACGTATGTCTCCAGGTCGGCGCGCATGTTCAACTGATTGACGGTATCGAATGCGACCTGCCCACCCGCTGCTTCTGTATCAACGCCAATACTGGCAACTTCTTTCACCGCGCCTGTAGCAGCCTCAAGCATGTATGCGTTTGCTTGTGGTACTTCAGGGTTTTCCATGTACGCAACGGGTGATGGAGGAAGGTCTGCGCCATTCTCGTCTGTGCGGTTGAGCAGGTAGTACGGGTAAGCGTCATCACCGCCGTACATGTTCTCAAATCCGGCAATCTGCTCAGGGTAGAAGAACGGCTTCTTCTGAGGATTGCGAGCCACGATGTCAGCGTTAAATGACATAATCATGTTACGCAGGCGCTGACCGTCTTTCGTGAGTCGAACTACGCCCTCGTACACCTCTTTATCACCAGCAAATCCCCACTCGCCATACGCAGGAACGATTGGGATGTACTCGCCTGCAATAAGCTCTCTTTCTTTCAGAATCTCTGTGCAGGTGATAAGAGATTTGTACACCCGTCGACGCTTAACTTTACGTTCAGCAATCTTCACATAGCCTTTCTCTGCCAGGTCATCAATAACGTCTTTGATGTCACGCTGGTAGTAACTGACAGGTTCGCCGGTGATCGGGTCTTGGTAGATAAAGACCTTCTCGTTTTTAACCTCAACTTCGTAATGCTCGCCAACGTAAACAACATCCTTCGAAATCCACGGGAACATCCACCCCATGTCCGGGCTCTGAAATGTTGGGATGATGTCAGGGTCGATTCCATTTTCTTCGGCGAATGCTTTCCAGCCGTCAGTGCTGAATGGCTGAATCACTGTGCAGTGTTTGGCATCGCTCTTATCCTGCTCTTTGCTGTTGCAATCCCATACAACATGGCTGCATGACTCGTGCAGTGGTCGGCGTCGAATGACCTGGTTGCGGCTAGTGAGGCTGTTATCTTCGTATTCTGTGACTAAGCGCCAGTGCCCTACACCACACTCGATTTGCTCACGCACAGCAATATTGACAGCGGTTCTTGCTGAGTTATGCCGCATGTCAGTGCGATACATACCCATTAGCACATCAGCGCTATCTGGATCGGAACCGTCTTTAGGGCGGTAAAGGACGTCGATAGGGTTGCGGCGCATCTCAGCTACGAGCTTACGCACTACAGGTCGCACTACATCAAACTGACCGCGATATTGCAGCGTTGTGTATTCACACAGCCAGTCATCCCATTGGCTCACTCGACTAAAATATAAATCGTTTGTCGCCTCGGTTCTGGCTTCATCGCCAGATGACCAGTCTATGTCGAACTGGCACAGAATGGCGTTTAGGCGTTCGTTATCTGCCATCATCTTCTCCGTGCGACAGGTTTAATCGGTGCAGGTATTTTCTTTTCTTTCGGTGTTTTGATGTCGCGCATCATCTTCGCGAATCGGCGCATCATGTAGCCGTATCGCACAGCTGAAAGAACGTCATCGTTAAGCTTGACGATCTTGCCATTCTCGTCTCGGTGATAAAGACGGAACTCTTCAAAGAAAGGCTCGCAGGTATTGAAAACTTTGAAACGTCCATCGAGCATCATGTCTCTTATTTCATTGATGCCAGGCTCTACTGCGTTGCCGCCATCAGGCCAAGTTGCATGGTCTGGAAGCATCATGAATCCGGCGTCTGCATATTGGCCTTTGAGCTGTTCACCGCCTCCCTTCTCATGCTGATGTCCGTCATGAGGCCAAGCAGTAGGAATTTTCATTGCCCATGGCTTTACCGCACCCCATGCCTGTACGGCTGTTTGCTCTTTTTTCTTCCACGTCCTAGCTAAATAAATTGTGTCGGCATCTTTATCCCACCACAGTTGAATCTGTGCCTGAGGGTGATCCCAACCAAAGTCCATTGCGTTAATAACGTAGAAGTGATCGGGGCATTCGAACGGCTGGCACTTAATGGTTTCTTCCGGAATCTGGAAGATGCGGCCGCTACCCATGGTAGGAATGCCACGAGCTCGAGCTTCACGCTCATGTTCAGGGTAAGATGCGACGATCTGCTCTTTCTGCTCATCGCTATAGTGGTCAGCATCATAGATTGTCATGGTGACAACCTTCTGCGCTTTACTCGGATTCTTGATGAACTTGGTTACTACATCCGACATACCCATCAACGGGGTAAACGTCAGCATTGAGAACTGGCCGTATTTGTTGGTACGGGTCAGACCCTCGCCGTAGATGCTGTAAGGCGGCTCTTCGTCGAACCATACGCCATGGATTGTGTCACCCTGCCAGCGGGCTCGACCCTGTGAATACGGCTTGAAGTAGCAGATTGATATGCCGTCTTCTACACCATCAGCGTTGTGGTGCTTTACCAGCAGGTGATCAACTAGGTTCGGGAAGAATGGCGACTTCTTCCAACTAATGATGTCCTCTTTCGGTATTGACCCGTAGCCAGGCCCATCATTCTCTTCGATACGACCGCACAGGATGCGTTGTGTTGTCTTAGTTACTGTTTCGTTAGTTTCACCGCCAACCCAGAACACGACAGGCTCATAGAAGCGCTTACCTCCCCACGCTTCACCGTATGCTCCATCTTCTGGATAACCTTTCGTGCCTGGATAGCGCCCCGTGAGGTGGAATGCTACTTCTGCGCCGCCAGTGTATGATTTCCCCAACTGGTTACCGGCCATGAAGCATCGCTCAGGGAATTCTGCTCCTGCTTCGATAAACTCTCGTTGCTTTCCGTATGGCGCGAACTCATACAGCAGGTGCGTTTCGCGGTAACGCTCTTCTTCCTCAAGAAGCTCAAGCAGTTCTATCTGCTCGTCATCAGTGAGTTCATCAAGAATCGCTTCGTTTTCCACGGCTGAGTAACTCCTGAATTCGAGAGCGGCGCTTATCGCGATCTCCCTTATCAGGTGTCACGTCTTCAACCTGCGACTGCTCTTTGAGGCCCAGGTCACGGGCAATGATATTGGCGTTGAGAAGGTCTGCAGCTGCGCCAGAGAATTTCTGGTCATAGATAATCTGTTCTGCTCGCGTAACGACTTCAGATAAATCATCTCGCATGCGATATGTGCGCCATGTTTCAAGCGTCACATCGAGGAAAATGGTTAGCCCTGTAATGGTCATCGCTCGCATCTTTGCGATAGGCTCTTGCGTAACTTCACCCTGATATGCGAAAGCCTTCATTTCCCAGAGTGGGTGTTCTTCTACCCAAATAAAATATTCACAACATGCGGACCACAGCGCCTCGGAAGATTCGAACTTAGGATTTCGCCCATGACTACTGCGGGCCTCCCAGAATCGATTGCCCTTTGGTGCTGCCATATTCATTCCTTACGGTGTCGTGACTGTGAGCACCATTGATTTCGATGTGATGACCAGGCCGATGCTGTCTGTAACTGTGACAACATATGTTCCTGCGTCTGCTGGTACTGCAGTGAAGTGGATTGTTGCAGCGACAACTGAAAGCGGATCGCCATTCTTCGTCCATGCGTATGTGTATGGAAGCGTGCCACCACTTACAGCAACCGTCACATCAGTAGGCGTACCCTGTGCGATTGATTTGGTTGTCGGCAGGTCCGTTGAGAATCTCAGACTGTTTGCATCGTTGTAGGGAAGTATGTAGCCAGCTTTGCTGGTCAGGCCGCTTCCAAGGCCTGTCTTCTCAATCGCTTCAGGCACTGGCAAAGCATCTACACCTGATGGGTCTGACTCAAGCCATACACACTCTCCGGATGGCTCGCTTGCCCGATACAGAATGACTCTTTGATTTAGTGGGTCATCCACCACAGTGAAGAAATCACCCATTGCCTTACTCCTGTGTTAACTGACCACTACGTCTATTGTTGTTCCGGCCACACCACCCATTGACCTTACCCAGGCAATGGTTGGCGCAGTAATCGTCATGAAGTCATTCACAATGTGGCCAGTTTCATTCGCATCAGGTTTTGTGTCTGACTCGAATAGATAACACCAATCGTTTTTCATGACCTGAATGGTGCGGGTTGATGCGCCATCTGATACCTGAACCCAGTCAGGGCCAACAGTGTAAGTCTGCGTTGTGCTCACTCTTGGCTCCTTATGTCATTGGCTGCATGAATACTTCAGAGATGGTTGCTGTCGTTCCTATAGTCCTCCTGACCGCACAGTAATGCCCAGCAGGAACCAACCAGGTTAATTGCCCGCGATCACCAGAACCCATACCAACAGAAAGCGCTATTCCAGTCAGAGAAGACCTGAATGACGCAACTCTCTTAGCTGTCGCCGTATTCCCTGACGCAACGTCAGAAGCAACTGGACCGACCCATAGTTCAACCACATCCTGCAGCGCGGCAGCCACTGTTATCGAATAGGCAACGTCAATCATCACAGAGAGGAAGTGAGGCTTTGTGGTGTCTGTAGCCCGGAATGCAGTGCTTAGACTTACTACAGTCGTGATTGCCGTTCCCGGTGACAGCCCAACACCTTGCGGACCAGTAGCTCCCGTGGAACCTGTGGCCCCGGTGTCACCTTTCTGCCCGGTAGCGCCAGTTGCTCCATTTGTGCCAGGTAATCCTTGCGGTCCTGTATTCCCCTGATCGCCTTTCACCCCTTGAGGGCCTGCATCGCCAACCGGACCTTGAGGACCAACCGCACCAGTTAATCCAGTGTCTCCTTTAATGCCCTGCGGCCCGACGTCACCCTGTGGGCCAGTTAAACCCTGGGGTCCAGTAG